GTCTGCATCACAAAGCCGGTGAGCGTTGACGTGCGCGCGGCCTGGATCCAAAGCGGCAACGAGACGAATGGCACCATGATGTAGGTGGTGCCGGACTTTTTGGTGATGTTGTTGAGGAACTGATCGAGGTTCGCCAGCGAGAGCGCGGCACCGCCCGATGCGGCCGAGTTGTGATAGAGCCGGCCAAACTTGCGGGCGCGCACGTTCAGACCGTTGAACACGCGCGGGTTTGTTGATTGATCGCCCTTCACGAAAGTATCGACCCACAGCCGGCAAAAGGCTGTGATGCCCATGCGCTCCTCGTAATTTCGGCGCTCTGGACCGTGGCGATCTTGGATCGCGCGATCGATGTCGATGTCGTGATCGATGATGTAGGTTGCTTCATCGAAGGGCGAGATAATTCCGTGTCCGGAGCTCGAGGCTTCGTTGATGGCGCGGAACACCGGGACCGGCAATGCCGCCTCGCGATAACCCGTATATTTCGAGCCGCGCAGGCTTTCAAAAGGCATAACCTCGAAAACGTCACTGTACTGAGTGAACATTTCGATGACCTGACGCCGAATGTCCTCTTTCGCAAACCCCTTGGCATATTCAACAAGGGTGATCAGATTTGAGACGGCCATTGGTCGGTTTCCTTCTTATGGATTAGATGCGCTCGGCGTGTACGTCCAAGTGCCCATTGCAGTTGGACCTAAGCCGGTCGTGTAGCTAAGGATCGTGCCGGACGTGATCGTGCCGTTGCCCTTGCCAAGTTCTTTCTTGACTTCATCGAGAGCTCGCAGCGCGAATGCCACTTCGGCCGACTTTTTGTCGAGCGTCGGATCGTTGATCGAAACCGTCAGCAGGGCCATATCAGCGTCCGTTCATCTTGTTCGGATCATTGAATTGCTTCTGATCGAAGCCGCGCGCGTATTCCCACCGCTCCGCCTGGCTCATTCGGCCGTAATCTTCGTCGGAGACGCGCCCGGTCGGTGTCGGTTCGGCGCGGTGCGCCTGTGAGAAAGGTGCTGCGCCTTGCGTCATGCGGGCGGACAACAGTCGCTCGAAACCCTCGAGCGCCTTGGCGGTCCACACGCCGGCCATCATCGCCGTCATAAATTCCTCGCCGACTTCGCCCTTGAGCGCAGTTTGAACGGCGGTGACGCGGTTGGTTCCGTTGGCGCCGAGTTTCTCGCGTTCGCCTTGAAGCGCGGTGTTGAACTTTTGCGCCTTGGCAATTTCGGCCGCGGCATAAGCGTCCAGAACGCTCGAAGCATCATCTTGCGTCCAACCCTTTTTCACGGCCAATTCTTTGAACGCGGGCCATGCCGGATCATTCGCGTCGAACTTAAATTCCATCCCTTGCGGGACGACGAAACCTTTCGAGTTTTCAATCTTGACGTCCTCGGGACGCTGTAGCGCTTGCGTTTGACGGATCTGCGCTTGCGCGTCGCGCGTGATCGCCGCTTCGATTTCGGGTTTGATGCCCTTCGCGGGATCGAAGAAGTTATCGGGTAGCCAGCTAGGTTTCTCGATCGCCGCTGGTGCCGGTGCCGGCGATGGCGTCGTCGTTTGCGCGGGAGAGGCGCTCGAGCTCGGGATCAGGGGCGACCCGCCTTGCGGCGCCGCGGAAGGCGCGGGCGCTGCGGGCGCTGCCGGCGCGGGTGAGGATGGCGCTATCGCTGGTTCGGCCACTAGTCTGCCCTTCGATACCTTCTGCCATAAGACGCATTAAATCACGGGCGAGACTGCGCCGGCCGTTTTGGAACGGCAACGCACTGACAGGCTCAAGGTCGAAAACCGCCTCGAGCGTCCGACGCAAAAAGCGGTGCATCAGCAGGCCGTCATAGGAAAAGGCAATGCGCGCGATCGCCTCGCGCTCCTCCGTAGCCGGATCGACTTCATCTGAACCGGGCACAGAGGAGAGATAACCGGGCGTGTTCATGCTGCTATCTGCGGCGCGCCGGGCGCTTGCGGCGCTTGTCCCTTGATCACGCCGCCCGGAGGCGTGCCGCCGACGAGTTTCGAGATATGATCGATCGCCGCGGCGACCTGATCGGGCGGCCGGAACGCGACCAGCTTCACCCGCATCTTGTCCATGAGCTCTTTCATGGTCCCTTGCCCGTCGATCACTACCTTAAATTCTTCGGGGAAGAACTGCCCGCAAAGCTGCAAGAATTGCACCGCCATCGCGATCTCTTGCTGTTCGGCCGCGCGCTGCGCCGGATTGTAGGCCGTGAGGCTGATCGCCTTGCCGTCCGCCTTGATCGGCGGATTGATGCCGCGCTTTTCCTGAATGTACTTGAAGCGCTGGAAAATCTTGGCCGGCCCTTCGCGCCAGAACGGCAGTCCTGGCCGGCCAATGCGCCGCTGTGCTCGCGCCATTTCGTCTAGCCATTGTCCGAGCGTTGGCGGCGTGTCTCCGGTTTGCTGCGGAAAATCGACAAAGAACATTTTCCGCAAGCGGTGTTCTTTCTCCTCATAGGCATAATTCGCGGCGTCCGCCGGCGGCGGATCGTAAATCCGCTTCATTGCGCCTTCGGATCCAACCCGCACCGGATAAGCCATGCCCGGCTCGAGCCCTTGCTCGATTGCCGCAAAACTATCGTCGGGATAGCCAATCGGCGGCCGGATCGACATTTCGGCGTGCTCAATCCGCATGACTTCCATTTCATCGACCTGGCGCATCGACGGCAAACCCTGCATCAGCGGGCCGTGTCCCCAAGGCCAGTCCGGATTTGGGTTCCAGCGGAAAATGATGAGCGGACAGGATCCCTCGCCCTTGAGCTCGACGTCGTGAACCAATTCATTCTTGATATAGACGACGTGCTGCCAAACTTCGTCATCGAGGCGATCCCACAGGCGCCAGAACCCCCAGCGGAGATCTGTTCGGTTAGTCGGCTTCTTTACAACGTCGTCTTTGATTTCCTGCTTGACCTTCGCCCAAATCTCTTTGCCGAGAAGCGTCTCGAGGTACATATTTCGAGTGTGACGGATGGCAAACCTTGTATCGATCTCGCCATACGGTCCAAGGTCGATCTCAAACTCGCGGATCGGGATTGCCGATACAACAATCGGACTTTCTAGCCGGCCGCCGGGCGGTTCGATCCAGAGCGCGACGGTGCCGATCGCAAGATCGGGGTCGAACGCCTTGGATAGTTCCGGATAAAGGTTGGATGCCTTGATCGCCGTGAAAACATTCGCCACCACCTTGTCAACATCGTCTTTAACCGCATCGAAAGCCTCCTGCGGAACTTGGGCGCCGGGACCGAGCTCGCACCAGTTTTGTGCTTCCGGCATGTAGGTGTTGATGACTTCGGTCGCAAAATCCCCGCATAGCTCGAACGCGAGATCGGTATTGAGCTCCGCCGCATCGAGCAACCGCTGTTGCGGCGGCGGCGAGTAGCTTTGGATCATGCGCTGACGTTGCGGCGAGCCGAAAAAATAGCACTCGCGCAAGTCTAGATCCCAAAGCGACTTCCAGATCCGGCACGCCGCGAGCCGCGATATGCCTTCGCGCGAGAGTTTGTCTTTGGGATCGCCTTCGTCCGCCATTACGACACGCGCCCGGTGCCGGTGAACGAGGGCGAGGTTACGAGCGGGGAGCCGGTCGATTGCCCGGCCATCGCAAGGCGGGTGCCGTAGCGGGCGATCAGCGAGGCTTGATCACCCATCGCTTGCTGTGTGGTGGCTCTAAGCTGGTCGTTCGCCGCCTGTTGCGCCAGCGTGTCGTACATCGGGTTCGGCGCCGGCTGTTGCGGCTTCGGCGTATTCACCATTGGAAACGACTTCGCCTCCGTTTAGGAGGCAGAGTTTCCAGAGTGCATCAGGCCGCGCAACGCACTTGAGCCCTAGCAGATGACAGATTGCCGTCGTGCACAGGAAGGCCGGCGGGAAGAAACGCCGCTTGAGCCGCGGCGTCATCCACATCATTTCAACAGGCTGTTCCGCCGGCGCCGCGATGTTGAGGATGTCGCGCAGCAACCCGACCGCGAGTTGCGTGCGCCCAAACTGGACGTCGTAAAGCACCCACCATTGCGAGCGCGGGATCTGCCCGATCGCGCACACATGCTTAAAATGCCCGAGCGCCAGAACGCCGGACCACCAATTCGCAGCCTTCGTGTTGAAGATCAGCGCCCACTTGTGCGGCTCTTGCGCGCCGAAAGAGCGAGTAGCTTCACCCATGTTTCACGACTTTGTGATCAGCGTCCGTATGCATCCTTATGCGTTCGTTTGCGTTCTTAAGCCGTCTTTTAACTTCTGGATGCTTCATTTAGCTTCCGGGCGTTTGATTGACAGAACGCTTTATGCGGTTCTAGTACAGATCGCCCGAAATTCATGGAGCGATCGATGCCTACCCACAATCTCTACAAAGTCCCCGAACCCGTCACCGAAAAGTGGTATCGCAAGGTCTATCTGCAATCCAACTTCTGGCGCTGGCGGCGTGAACAGTACATGAAGCGCATGGGATACAAATGCGAGCAGTGCCGACGGTGGGCGATGGAATGCCATCATCTTTCCTACGACCATCTGTTTTGTGAGCCCGATTACGATCTCATGGCCCTGTGCAGCGAATGTCATGAGGACATGCATACATGGCCGCTCGCCGCCAACGACAACAAACAGCTCGAATTGTTGTTTGATGTCTTGGATGAGAAAAAATCTGCCTAAGCCTCGAGCCTCCGCATCGACTTATTGCGCTTGTAGGTTTGGATCCCGCGCAGTGCGCTTATCGGCCCTAGCCCGATCATAGAACGACCTTCGCCCAAACCTAGCACCATGTATTGCAAGGCGTCGGCAATGTTAGAGTAGCGATCCTTTTTCGGGCGGAGCTCGCCTTGCTCATCGCGTTCGTTGCAATAGCGGCCGGCCATCGCGACAATCAGCGTGCGGCAATTCGGAGAGACGCAAAATCGCGGAATGCCGTCCGACATTTCGTTGAGAACGTGATCCACCGCGTTGACCCGCGTCTCGATCATGTTTTGCTTCAAGCCAGGTGGAGGCCGGATGTTGATCCCGTTGAAACGGAAAATATCGTAAGCCGTGCGCTCATCGTTTTGCGTCTTATCTTGTCCCTTCGGATCTCCAAATGCGATGATCTCAAAACCGGGATAGTTCTGTGCGCAAAACCGTTTCACCTTTGGCGCGAACCGTTCTGCGCCTTCCGCGGCACCGATCATTTCATTGAGCACCAACACCCGATTGTTGACCGTCTGGCAAAACGTCACCGCCGGCGATCGGCCGAAATCAACGCCGAGATAAATCGGATAGCCCTCGCGCGGGCGCAGCAATTCGCGCGACACATGCGCCTCGCGTCGGAACGACGGCCACACCGGCGAGCCGTCCGTCACCAGCACGGTGCGGACCATCAACCGGCTATCGATCCAGTCCTTCGTCTGACCGGCGAGTTGTTCCTGATAGTAGGTCGCCGGAAGATTGGCGAGGTTCTCCGCCCGCGGATTGACCTTGTAGCCTGTGATTATGCCGTGCTGATCTTTTAGCTCGATCAATGCCGGCGGCTGCAAATGCCAGCCCCACTCACTCGGCCATTGCAGCGCCTTGAGCTCATCGGGTTTTAGATTTGGCGGAAACTCGACCCGCCCGGTCATGATCGGAAGCCAATGGTCTTCCGGTGGTGCGTTAGTTGCTGCACAGACACCGCGCCACGTCGGACCACCATGTTCCGGCGGCGGGAAGCGCAACCGCGAGCGCGCTTCATCAAACAAAACCTTTTCGATGAACTCGAGCTCGTCAAAGAATATGCCGGTGTATTCCGTCGATCTCAATTTGCGAACGTCGTCATCCTTATCGAGAGAAATGAAATCCACCATGCAATTGACGTCCTGAAATACCATGTGGTGGTGCATGGCGGCGCCGTAGTTGAAGCGCCCATGTAGATCGTGACCAGTCTTGTCTTTCTCAGGAAACAATCGCAGCCACGTCCGAATTGTTGATCGCTTGAGATCCGGCATTGTGTTTCTAACAACAGCAAATTGCGTATATCTGATCCCGTCGATCGGAGACTTTGTTTGCTCGAGCGCGTGACGCATAATGCGAGCGCAAAGCGCATAAGTCTTTCCTGATCCGAGCGGACCCTCGATCACATCAACCATTCTGTTCGACGTCAGGAACGCCGCCAGCCGCGGACTATCAACAACTCGAAAGTTTGGGCGCTCGCTCATTCAGCACTCTGCAATTCTCTCACCAGCCGATCGCGCGCCCCGCGGTCAATCCAAATCTTGCACATGCCGCTATCGCGCGATGAAAACTCAACATGCGCGAGCACATCAATCATTTCACTCAGCGACATATATCCGTTGAGCTCTACTTTATATGCCGGCGCTGTAGGATGCGTGCTCACTTCTTCCGCGCTTTCCCGGCCTTGCGCAACGCGATCGCAGTCGCTTGCTTTTGTGGAACGCCAGCCTTGCGCTCCGTCCTGATATTCTGCGAGATCACTTTTCGGCTCGACCCTTTGCGTAACGGCATCGACTTACTCCTTCGGTTTGACCATCCACTCGAATAGCCGGCACCACATATGTTCGCCAATCTCGCCCTTCACTCGCTGGCACCGCCCCATTTCGCCTTGAGACGTTTCCTGTGCATCCCCATTTTCATTCTCGATAAAAAACTTGCACGCATGACAATGTTCGCCGCCAAGACTGTAATCAACCGATGACTTGTCGTACTTTCCATAATCGAGAGGATCTTCCATGATCACTCTCCTCCAAAATGGAACACCCACCAGCGATGCAACCCGCAAGCGTGCGCGCGAACCGTATATGAGCGATACCTTCGTTGCACGCGCCGTCTCATTGCGGATCCACCTTCGGCATTCCGGGGATCCACGCCCGCGGCGCCTCTTTCCAGAACGCGCGCGACGGGATCCCTATCTCTTTCATCTTCTGCACATGATTGCGGATCAAACGCTCATCCTGATCGCCGAGCGGCTCGATCGTCACGCTCTGTGTGCGCTTGTCAAATTTCGCCAGCAACTTCACTTGCAGCAGCACCGGACCTACTTCCAAATCCGGCGAGGGATCCGCAAACGGACCCTCTTTCAGAACGATCGACTTAACCGACCCGATCTTGCGAAAATTCGTCGCCCACGCCGCAAACTCCTCGTAGTATCTTTCGATGAACCAATTATCCAGCTTCGGGCTCAGCTTGAACGGGCTTTGCATTCTTCCTCGAGCTCCAACATGATCGCATACACCAACTTGAGCATGATCGATGAAGCGTCAACCGCAGTAATGTTCTGAGACTTGAACCAGTCCATCAGCGCAGCGCCGGCCTCAAATTGTTCGTCGCTATCCATTTACGATCCACATAAATACGAAAAACCCAAACATCGCCAGCAGCGCCAGCGTCGTCCAATAATACATTTCCTCCGCCCGCGTCCGATGCTTCCCGCCGCCGCGCCGATTGTCGTTCACTCGCTGCGCCTCGACAAACCGAACAAACTCCCGAGCGCGTCTTTCCTCCTCCGCGTTCATCAGAAAGCATAGCTCCCAAAAAACCCGATCGTCGTCCCAAAGCACGTCCCGACCGCAAACCCGACCAGCATCGCAAGGCAACACGTCGCGAGGCAAAAGCGGTCGATCGTCATTTCGGCACACCGTCCGTCTCAGTCACCCGACCCAGCGGCAGGTTCAACTTATGCGACCACCCCTCCAACAAATCAAAAATCTCCATCGCCTGATAATCGTCCCGGCACCGGCAAATCACACAAACAACATTTCCAATCCGCTCGAGCCGAACACCGTCCTCAGGCTTGAGCGCTCGCCCGGTCATTCGATC